TGTATGTATATTATCCTTCGTTCCCTGAACTATGATAAACATTTTCTCTACACTTTCTTTTGCTTTCCTGTTTCTTTTTATCAGGGATAACTTGATGTTGCCTACGTTCTTTCCAGTAGGGATCACGCATTCCTGATTTATGAATACGTTCTACTTTCCTAGTTATATTTAAAGGAATCGAGGTATTGATTGTACTCATGTTTCCATTCCTCCATTTGATAATTTAATATTTTGTTGCATTCTCTTACAGATATATCGGTTACAGATGTAGTGTCACTATATCGCATGATGATAGTGTTTAAGTCCTCTCCACAAATAGTATCAGAAGATAGACTAATTTGAACATGGTCCTTGAAGTTAAACTTACTCATTTCAATCTCCAATCTATATAT